GGTACTTCGTAAAAAAGTTGCCCGAGGTCGTATCCGAGTTCACCCCCGTGTTGTGCGCGATGAACACCACGTATTGACTCGGGAGAAACCCGCCGAAGAGCGCCGCGACTGAGAAGGGGCCATAGGGATAGTCCCGACCCGTGGTATTCGAGTCCACGTTGCAGACCGCCCCGAGCTTGCCGAAGCCTTGCAGAACACCGGCACTGGTCACCGTCTCTGCGCTGCCTGTGCCGTCGAACACATCAGGCCATGTGACCGTTCCGGCCAAGTTGTCGCTGATCGGCGCCACGATCCAGATTTGCACCTGCGTGTTCGCCGTAGGTGTCGTGCCTGAGCGCCACACCCCAGACACCTGATGATCCAGATCCAGGTTGGTGATGTTGCTGATCGCATCCGATTCCACCCCGCCGACAAACGTCGCGGAGGTCGCCACGTTCTGCGGCGCGATCGTGATCGTGACGGAGGCAGCCGGGAGCTTTTCTTGAACAGTCGCCATTAGCCGAGACCTTCGTTGTGAGCCGCGGTCACGAGTTGCGGATCAACGTGCCAGCCCAACTCCCGCATCCGTCCCGTCGTTAGCAGGACTTGAACGATGTCGTATGCAGAATCGGGGTGAATGCGGCCGGCCCTCTGGCGCTTGACGTCGTTGCTCTGACACGTTGATCGCCATCGGCCTTTCACGAATGGATCGTCGGTGTCTGGTTCTGGCGGGTCGTCGTCGGGTGCCTCAAACACCGTGTTCCAGAGCGGCAAGAGCCGAGCCGATTGCGGGCCGGTCGAGATCTCTGCGCGAAGAGCCTCTGGCGTTGGCTGGATCGGTACCAACCGATCCGCTATTGGGCCTGTCCCGAGCGCGGTGCGTAGCGCCTGTAGGGCGTCCTGTATGGGGTCCATTAGCTATTCCTCGCGCTCCGAATGTCATTCCCTGACAGCGATCCCTCAAATGTCATCGTGGCTGGTGAGGCCGTGGAGCCTGTACCAGTCGCGAACAACTTCTCGACACGCTTGGCGAGCCTCCGAGCAATCGTCAGGAGATGGGTGCGCTGTGCCGTCGGGGAACCAACGCCTGTGGCCGCGCCGCTGAAGATGTCCGCCACGCCCTGCCGCACGTTGACGAGCGATGGGTTCGCCCCGCCAAGCCCGCCCATGAAGAGCCGGGCCCACGCATCGCGCTCGCCCTGTGACCGCCCGATGTATTGCGGCCAGCTCCAGACCGTCCCATCCACCGAGGTATCACGGGTAAACTCGGTCTCCTGCACCGCCGTGCGCCAGACCCAGAAGGCCGCATCGCCGAGGTTGTAGACCGCCGCGAGACAGGCATCTCCGTCCGGTGAGTTCAGCGCGGCGTTGTTCACCGCCAGCCCGACGAACGGCCCGAACCCGAGCGCCGCCATTGAGGCTGGAATCAGATCGTTGCTCGCCGCGATGTCCGCCTTCAGCGTCTGCAGTTGTGCAGTGGACAATGGCATCAGTCGAATCTCCCTACTTCCCGAGTACTGACAGAAGTGGTTTCGTCACCACGAGATACAGTTCCAGTCCGAGCAGGACGAAGTACGCCAGCCCGCAGACGAGCGCCACCTTCAGCCACCAATGGCGGTAAGTGTCAGGAGTGAACTGCACGACAGGACCCGCGCTCATGTCGGTCTCCATTCGCCCCTCTTACACAGACAACACGGCGTACAGGACGATCACCTTCATCGAGTTGGCCGCGTTGCCTCCGGTCAAGTTGCCAGAGCCGTTGTTGTCAATCGCTATTTGCAGCGGCTGGTTGTAGTGGCTCGGACTCGCGTGATTGATATTGACGGCATACCCAGGCGCGCCAGTGACCGCCGCCAGCGAAGGTTGGCCGTTTTCATGGAGCGTGATCGCGGCCCCGCCCAAGAGATCGGTAACGCCCACCAGCGCAGGCGTTACAGTTGAGTCGTTGATAGGCTCGTAGCTGCAGTAGTAGGTGCCCAGCGTCAGGTGTATATCCACGTACGTAGCGTTTAGGTTCGTGTACGCAGAGGCAGCGGTGTCTGCGACGTATGTAACCGCAAGCACCTTTATGAATGTGTTGGCTCCAGTGGCAGCCACCAGCGTGATCGGTGTCGTCGGCAGCGCCTTGATCTGCGCGTCTGTGAGCGTGACCGTGGTGGTGAAGATTTTTGCCAGTGAGAGGCCGCCAGCCTCCAAGACGATCTCGTCTGCTACCACCTTGAACGTGCGATCTCCTGTCAGCGAGTCCGGCGTATCGCTGAGATTGAAGAACGCATTCTTGTCGCCAGTGACCGTCCCTCCTGCGCCCGCGATCATGTTGTTGCTGCCCTGCACCGTATGACTGGCGCCGGTCAGCAGGTTGCGCGAGGACGGCGCTCCGGCACCGATAGCAAGGAGGAACCCGACCGTGTCACCGCTTGTGCCGGACCAACTGCTCGCGCCAGTCGCACCGGCCGGCGTCAACTGCGCGGCAGCGAAGCCGATCCGCACGTCTGACCCGTTGAGCGTGCCCGTATCCTCGATCTCGAGCATCGTCAGCGAGCCAGGAGACCCAGTCGCCCAGCTCGAGAACGTCGATGGGGGTGTATACGTCGCTCCCACCGCGAGGGAGAGCACCCAACTGTATGGATTGGTCGCCGTGATACTCGTGGACCCAGACGCGCCAGACGCATTCGCCTGGACACTGTGCGCGTCGATGGTGCCTCCGGCCACGGCAAACGCGAGACCGACCGCCGCAATCGCCCCAGTGCTTGCCAGCGTGAAGTTGTAGGTGCTCAGTGCGATCTCATTGGCTCCGGCCGTCTTGACGTACAACTCGCCGCGCGTGGATCCTGAAATGGTGCGATCGACCAGCGTGAAGCCAGACGGTGGCGTGCTATAGCTCGCTTCTTTGTGCCCGAGCAGCACGAACACGAGATCGCCTTCGGACGGTCCTTTTGGCGAACCAGGCACGTTGACCGACAACGGCCCGCCCGCACTGACGACCGGATTGATCGACCGGAAGATCGGATAGTTCGTCTCCGCGATGCTGATGGCGAGCGTACCGCCAGCGCCAGCAAAGGTTCCAACCACGAAGTAGTAGGGCGTCCCTGCGGTCAGGTCGAGCGTGAGATAGGCCTTCGTGGCCGTGCCAGTCCCAGCCGCGCGATCATCGTTCGAGTCAATCGGCGTGAGCACACCGCATCCGCCGAAGTACGCCTGCACGTAGGTGTCGTAACTCGATCCGGCCGTGTCGATCACGATCCGCTGGTTTGAGGTCGGCGTGTAGGTGAACCACGCCGGGAAATCGACGGTCGTCTCGAACGATTGGCCGTAGCCACTACCAGACGGCAGGCCAGTACTTGACACCGCGGCCGTCGTGTTAATCGAGGCCGAATACGGCAAGAGGCCGGCGAGATCCGTGGCTGTCGCGCAGGTATCGGCCATCAGACTACCGAATGCCCTTCACCCACCAGGAGGTTCGCCGCCCCGTTGGGGGTGTGACCAGGCCCGACCATGGCCGTGGCGCTGTCCTCGTCATAGGTAAAGCCGGAATCCCCACCGAAGCCGCCGCCGCGGTTGAACTGCACCGAGGTGATCGGAGGCGCAGGGCCTGACGACGCCGGGCCAGCCGTGCCCACGGTCGTGGTCGTCCCACCGCTGCCGACCTTCAGCCAGTCGTGATACGTCTGCTGCCACTTCCCCGCCAGTACCTGCTGTTGCTTCGCCGTGACTTTCCGTAGCAACTTCCCATTCGTCACCATCGGATCTCGCTCGGCCCTGATCTCAAGATCGCGAATGATGAAGTCGGCTGAGACATTCCGTGCTGGCGCGATGATGTTTTGGAGCTGCCCGGCCCGTAAGGTCGATGCAACGATGCGCGTGGAATAGGTCACGGTCTGCTCGCCAGAGTCCAGCAGTTGCGCCAAGAGCGCATCCGCGATGGCCTGTGCTGCGGCCGTGGTCGTGATGTCTGAGCGCCGCTCGATGTGCTCGTACAGCCCGTGAGCGGCAATCGCTCCTGCGTCCTCGGCGGTCGCTCTGGGACTGAAGGTGCCGTCGAACGTGATCGACAGTATTTTTCCAGATCCAATCGGGCCGGCCGACCTTGTCAGGGTGTTGTCTGAGAAGTCGAACGTCCACGAGGCCGGGTCGGCTCCATCCGGATACCGGAGCGTTTGGAAGATCCCGTCATAGGTGACGTAGCCATACCCCTTGGTCAGCGTGTATTCGAGCGTCACCGAGTCATGGACGCCGTCGCCGGTAAATGTTTCCGTGTGTCCGACCACGCTGATCGGATCGCCTACCACGATCACGCGGTTCGCGTAGTTGTCGCCGAGGATCGTTTCGACTTCGACATCCCCGATCCACTTCCTAGGGCTATCCGATTGATTCACGTTGAAGGGGGCCGTCAGATCGCCCGGCGACCACATCCGCAGCTTCTTGTCGTAGTCGATCCGCCAGAGGTATCCCGTCGCATCCGCTAAGGCTTGAAGCACTTCCGACAACCGCGCAATGTCGAACGACATCGCAGGTAAGGCGGGGCCGTTCACCTGTGAGCCATCCAGCGTCACGCTGAATGTCGTTAAGTAGTTCGTGACCAGCGTGGTCAGGAACGCCTTCAGCAGCGTGCCGGCCGTCACGGTCTCTGTCGCCGACACCCGATCCGCGAGTCGGTTGTAGTCCTCAGCCGTGATCGTGGTCACGATCAGCGGGTTCCCGCTGCGGTCAATCGCTGGCCCACTGGTGCCCGCAGACCGTTCTCTCGCCTGCGTGATGGTGCCCGCGAAGATGGTGTTCCCAGACTCCACGACGACGACGGTCGAGAAGATGGCGGGCCGCAACACGGGAGAACCCAGCGAGATGACATCGCAGGAGAGCGTCGAGACGCCGCCTGCCGTCTCGCGCACCTCAAACGACTCCACGATCGGTCTCACTTCGACCGCGTCCACCGTAAAGGAGGTGATCGCCATTTACGTGCGCACCCTGACACCGAGCCGGCGCACTTCGCCTGGAACGACCGGGGCCGTGGCGCGAGCAATCTCGCGTCCATCCACTTGCATGATGACGGTGGCCGGAGACGCCGCTGCGCCTGCACGGATCGCCGCCGCCAGCCGGACATAGTCGATCTCTGCCCCACCCGACCCACCACGCAAGGCCCCCATCAGGGCGCGAGGCCCCCCGTGCGCGTTCACCGTTGGACGGTCCACGACCAATTCGCCCGGTGTCAGCCAGGCGTTGACGGTGTCCGTCCCTACGGGTCCACCGAGCGCGAGATGCTGCACACCGTAGGGCGTGACATAGCCGCCCGTCGAAGCTGTGCCCGTCGGAGGCCACGGCAGATTGGGCGGATAGTTCGGAGGCCGAGGCCCCCAGTTGCCGGGCGTCCCTGGCTGATTCGGATTGTTCCCGCCGTGCCCAATGGGACCGCTCGGATCGGTCCCTCCCCCTGTTCCCGGCGGGGGAGGGATGTTGTTGATCGCCCCGCTCGCGGCATTCGCGGCAGGGACGATGCCGAGGATCTTGTCGATCAGGTCGCTGAATTTCTGGATCAACCTGTCGATCGCCGCCGTCATCTTGTCTGTATCGGAGGCGAACTGTGGCCCCACCTGTCCAGACGCCACGGCTTGATCGAGAATCGCCTGCGTGGCGTCGTCGGCCTTGAAGCCGAACTTCTGCTCGAGCTCCCACAGCTTCTGCAGGTCAGGCTGGATGGCGCGAAGGGCTCGAGCGCCGTCCTTGCCTTCCGCAATCATCTTGTTGTAGGACGCGCCGATCTGTTCCGTGAGGCCCTTAAACTGGTCCTGCGTCAACTGGCCGACGTTCCCGAGACCCACCGCGATCTGTGTCAGCCCGTTGATGCCGTCGATCGTCTTGGCGACCGTGGTGTCAGAGAGGAACGCGATCTGGTCGTTCAGATCCTTGAAGGCCGCGCCGCCAGACACGCCCAACTTCTCGAACTGCTTCTGCAACGATTGAATCGTCGGGCCAAGCGCCTTCAGGATGTCGTCGGTGGACACGCCCATCGACTGCATCTGGGCGATCAGTGCTAGCGTGGAACTGCCGACCGCCGACGCGCCGCCCGCCGTGAAGCTCAGCCCGGCCCCAGCGACAGACGACAGGCCGGTCTGGACCTGCTGCACATTAGCCTGCAGGAACTGTCCCAGAGCCTGACGCGCCTGATCCCCGACCTGCCCACCCGCTTGTGCCTGCGCGGCCATCGTCGCCAGCAACTTGTTCGAGGCCACGCCCCCATTGGCGGTCACAGCATCAAACTGGCGATTCGTCTCCGCGAGTGCGGCGTTGAAATCCTTCGTCGCTTGCGTGAAGTGCTTCAGCCCTTCGACGTTCTTGTCCCCCCACGCGGAGCCGATGTCTACCCCGACTAACTTTCCGAGCGCCGACACGTTCTCGAGCGAGCCGTAGGTGTCGGTGAGTTGCTTCTGCAGATCCCCTATTTTGGCATCCGCTTGCTGGCCGGCAATCTGCCCCTTCGAGGGCCCGAACAACTTGCCGAGCAACGGCCCGAGCAAGCTGCCGACGAACGGAATCGCGCCGCCGACGATGCCACCCAGCGTGCTGCCAAGCATCTTCGTGAGATCGCCGCTGAACATCTTCTCGACGCTCGATCCCAAGGACTGGCCGATGTAGGATCCGCCAGCCTTGAGCATCGAGCCGCCGCCCATCAGCGTGCCAAGGACGGTTTCGCTCAAGCCGTAACCGAAGCCGGCCAGGCCACGCTCGCCGCCGATCCCGCGGCCGGCCCCGAGCAACTTGCTCCAGAAGCTTTCCGTCGTCTGCGTACCAGAGAATGGCCCGCGCCCCTCGACATTCGATGGGCCGCCAAACATCCCGGCCCGTGTCGTGATGTCGAACAGCGATGAATTGGGGCCGAAGAAGTCGGTATTGGTGGTGGTCGGCAGTAGTCCGGTGAGGTTGTCGAATGGACCGCGCCCCACCACCGTCGAGGGCAATCCGGCCATACCCGCCTTGAACGCGATGTCCTGCAGGCTGGAACCCTTCCCGAAGAACGGGATCCCTGTCGTGGCCGTGAAGATCCCGGCTTGCAGCATGCGCATCTCGACCGCGCCGAGTTCGCCATACTCCGCGACCGCCTTGTGCCACGCCGCCAACGCTCGCTTCTGCGCGTCCAAGAACGCCGCACGCCCACCAGGCCCGAACAGTTCCTCTTCCGTCGGGCCGAACTGCACGAGCGGGCCTTTCGTGCCACCTCCACCAGCCCCGCCAGTGGCGGCCGGAGGCGTCACAACTCCGCCCGTGTAGTTCACGCCGTACGCACCCGCCCCGGAGGTGAAGTAGTTCGCGAAGCTCGGCAGATCCTTCATCGCCGACCACATCTGCGCGATATAGCCGGGCGTGCCCTGGATCATCTTGGACAGGTTGCCCGTGAATCTCACGGCAGCATCCGCCAGCGAGTTGAGCAGCGGCAACATCGGCTGCAGCACATTCGCGATCAGCGCGAGCCCGGCCGTCTTCAGGTTTTGCCAACTGTCGTCAAGGTCGTCCATCGCCTTGACGGTCTGCTCGGAGATGACCAGCCCACTCTGCTTGGCGGTGTCCACCAGCGTGCCGAGATCCGCGGAGACGCCAGCCAGCGCCTTCGCGCCGTCCCGTCCGAGCAACTGGAACGCCAGCCGCGAGCGTTCCATAGGGTTCTCGATCCCAGCGATGGCTTGGCCGAGTTTGATGAACGCCTGATCGGGCGCCATCGCCGTGAGATCCGACAACTCCAGGCCGAGCTCGGCGACATCGGCAACAACGTTCTTGTCTCCACCCGCGAGGTGCTGACTCATCCGAATCAGCATCGTCGTCATGGAGTCGAAGGACACGCCAGAGCGTTGCAGGACGACGTTCAGTGCCTGCAAGTTCTCGATGCTGGCGCCCGTCTTCGCGGAGGCGTCGGTGATGCTGGAGGCCCACCGGATGCTTTGGACCGCCAACGCGCTGATCGACCCCACGCCGACCACGGCGGCGCCGACCAACTTCGTCAGCGAAAACGTGAGCGCATCCGATTGCAACGCACTGGCCTTGAGCGAGGCCGACTGCTGATCCAGCGTGGACTTCAGGGCGCCGGCCTGCTGGCTCGCGGTTGAGAGCCGGCCAGTCAGATCGCTCAGTTGATCCTTGGCGGATCCGCTATCTTTCCCGACATTCTTGAGGGAGGCGTCCGCCTGCTCGGCAGAGGCGGCGACATTCTTGAAGCCCTGATCGACGGCCGACAACTCAGGCGTCGCCTGCGTCGTATCGACCTTGATCGTGTAGCCGAGTTCCAGGTCGTGGGCCATCGTCTCACCGCCCATCCGGCGTGGCCGGAGGGCTCAACAGGTCATGCAGAATGTTGAGGCGTACCCAACAGTCCTCGAACTCTTCGTCCGTCAACGGCGCCGTGAAGCGTCGTAACACTTCTCCGAGTGCGTGTCCTTCACCCGCCAGTCGCGTGCAGGTTTGGTGGTAGATTCCCCACGCGAATCGGTTCTCTGGACTCAGCCGATCCGGAAACGCGGCGACCGGGCAGGTGTCGCACTGGTACAACTCAGGCTCCGCTTCGATCTGCGCCTCGTCCTGCTCGAGCAAGCAGCAGGGCTGGTCGTGGCGGTGATCGACGTACCAGACCACCGCTTCACGCAGACTCGCGAAACGATTCGGCGCGCACCTCAGTCGCGCTCTTCTTCACCTGATTCACGCCGGCCACACCCAAGATCGCCGCCTTGCGCCTGTTGTCGAGCCGCTTCTTGTGCTCCGGCTCGCAGGGGACCGGCACGCCTTTCCTGACGATCCCGCTCCACCCCACAAGAACGTGATCGAGCAGCTTTTCCGCGAGTAGCGCCCCGTCGAGTTCCTTCACGCGCTGATGGCTGGCGCGGTCAAAGCCCTTGTCGCTCGTGCAAGCCTTGACCAGCGCCGTGTGGGTGTCGGTGTCCAGTGGGCGCACCGTGTAGGTCGTGTCCGGATCGCCGTCTTCTACGTCGGGCAGATCCTTGTCGGTGACCGTGATCCGGTCGTCGTCGTCAAACAGCGCAACGGGCATCTGGGGTGCCTCTCCTTGGGTTAGAACGCAATGATCGAATTGGTCATGATCCGCGTCAGGCGGAAGGGCCGCGTGCCCCACGACATGCCGGTAGGCGCGGACGACGGCTTGTAGATGTTGAACGTCACCTGGGGTTTGACCTGCTGCGCCCCGGCGACGGTGTCCACGAAGCCCGCGACTTCACAGTGCGGGAACTCGTACTTCTTCGTGTACTGGTCCGTCGAGTTGATGTAGGCGCCAAGGCTCGTCCAATCCGCCTTCATCACCGTGTTCGCGGGGAAGGCGGCGCGGAGCGAGTTCGCCGACAGCGTCGTCATGCGGTTGAACGTGACCGTCATCTTGAATGACGGGAAGTCGTTCTCGGCTGGCTCCACGATGTTCGCGGACCCCAACGAGAAGCTGCGATCGAACGCGCGCCGGAACTCGAACTGCACGCTGTCCACGTTGGGCAGCGCATCGCCAGAGCTCAGACCGCTACCGGACTTGACATTCATCCGGAGCGTGCCGTTCTTCTTCTGGATGCGGTTGGCGAGCGCCGGGAATATCGCGCCCGCGACCGTCGAGTTGATGTTCACGCTCGACGTGCTCAGGGCATCGTTCCCCAGCACGTAGAAGCTCTCGGTCTGCACCGACTCGTTCGCGCTGACGCCCTCGGTGAATCCGGCAATCTTCGCAGACGTGATCTCCTTGACGTAGTTCCCGAGATCCGCCGCGAAGGTCGCGCCGAGCCCATCGACCACGTCTGACAGGTCGATGACGTGGCTCCACGAAGTCGTCTGGCCGGCCGCCGAGGTCGAAATCGTCACCGCGTTGGGCGACCCCATCGCGATGGCTTCGAGAATGTAGTTGTTGTCGTCGTAGCGCGACTGCGCCTGGAACGTCGGCTCGACCGGCCCGAGGTTGCCACGATCGGACGGCCCGATGTAGACCTGCCCGAACGACTTGTCTTCGATGACTTCAGGGTTCGTGATCATGCCCTGGTCGGACATGAAGTAGGCGCCCTTCGTGACGGACGCCGCCACGGTCCACGAGTTCGCGGCGTACTTCGCGAACGCAATCTTTACGGTACGTCCTGTCACTCCTGCCATGTGAGTCGTCTCCTGTTACAACGTCGCTTCGTAATTCACTGGGAGGGTGATCCGAAGAACCGCATAGTCCGCCGCTTTGGGCTGCTGCAACACAAACGCCCGGCTGTCATCGACCGAGTAGTCCCCGCCGCCCGTGGCCCCGTCTCTCGTCACGGCCGCGGTGATCGAGTGCATGTCGTTCAGTAAGGTGCGCCGAGTGACGTTCGTATCGCCGCCGACGTGCTGCCGAGCCACCCAAATGTCCAACTGGTCGATGTTCACCGAGGAGAAGTTCATCCCGCCGACGACGCGACCCGATCGGCCATCGATCCGAAAGACGCCGTCGATGTTCGACTGCGGATTGCAGGCGAAACTGTCCGGGTCGGCTGACTCCGCGAACACGAACGGCTGCCGGCAGAGCACCGAGGACACACGCATCCGAATGGCGTCCAGCGTCGTCGCCATCTACATCCGCTCCAACACCCACCCGCCGCCACCCGCTTCCGCCGCGGTCTGCGAGGCTTCGTCGGCGCTGATTTCGTCCGAGTCGTCCGTGTCGAACTCGCTGCCCAGGAGTGGGAGCGCCCGCTGCAACGCCGTCCCCGCTTCTTGTTCGTACCACGCCGCCTTGTCCTTCCACGGCCCGTCCAGCATGGCTGGGGCCTCGCGGAAGATGAGCGCGAGGGTTCTGAGGGCCGCAGGGCCACAGAGCAGGGACCGGCGAATCACGCCGATCTGTCCGGCCTTGGCTCCTGTGGGAACCGCACTGACACTGAGACGCGCCCAGTACCGGGGGCCTGTCCCGTTGACGGCCCGCGTTGCCCAGTCAACGGGGACATCCCAGGTGACCGACCCACCGGCACTGAGCGTCTTGCCGCTGACGCCTACTGTGCCGTCAGCAATCTGCAACGAGCGCCACGTTTCGCCGTAGTACTGCACCGCCAGTGTCCCCGTCGCGGAAGACGGGCTATCGGCCATGTGGACATGGATCCCACGGAACCGTGCTGACGAGCCGAGGTACAACTTGTCCGTGCTCGGCGTGGCGAAGATCGCCGCGAGGTCCAGATCGTCCGTGCTCGTATCCGACGCGCCGCTCGACTTGTCGGTGTAGACGCTCCCGGTGTAGCCGTAGACCGATTCGATCTCGTAGCGCGTGCGGAACTGCTGGGGATTGAACCCCTGCGCTCGCAAGATCGGCCACAGCCAGTCCTCGAGCGCCTTGGCCCGCTTGTCGGTCCAGTCCGTCTTGTTGAACTGCGTCAGGACCGTGGACTCGTACGCGGTCAGATCGTCGTCGGTGACGAGATCCTGCGGGAACCAGCTCACGCGGCCACCTCAGAAGGTTTCGGAACCACCGGATCCACCCGAGTCGCCACGGGCGTCATCTGGTCAGCCAGTCGCTTCGCCTTCGCCGCAATCACCCGTGAGAGATCGTCAGGGCTGCGTGTCCAGATCCGCTCCGGCTTCGCGTGGTGGCCGTTCAGCCCACCGTGATGCCCCCCGAGCGCGACTTCGACTTCCCACGCAATTCGTGTGTGCTTCAGGGCGATCTGGTACCAGGGCCGCGCGAGGATGTGGAACTTGTCGCTCGGGTCTGCGAGGAAGTGCTTCTCGAACAGCCCGATGCACTGACTCAAATAGTGCTCGGCCTTCGGGGAGACGCGCCCACCCGCCCGCAGCATCTCGTGCTCGGCCAGGTTGATGAACTCGCGGATCCAGAGCACCTTGCCCAACCGACGATCCGGAAACACCTTCTGGTCTCGAGCCAAGAGCGCCAGATTGCGGTTGAGCATCTTGCCGCGCCGCAGGTCCTCCGTGCGATACCCGACGTGCGAGATTTGGCAGTCCGTCAGTTCCAGGGCTGGCGTAATGTCGCCGTTACAATCGCCCATCTGCGGCTGTTCGTGAACGCAGCCGTAGAACTGGATCGGTTCGGCCTTGGCGAACACACGGATCGGCGTGTCGTAGTGCCGATCCATGTCGATCATCAAATGCTGCTGGCGGAGGGCGAACCCACGATACGGACCGCCTGAGTCGAGGTACTTCCCGAGATCCTGTGGGTGGATCAGTTCCTCGTCCGCGTCGAGCCAGCAGAACCACTCACCGCTGGCAGCTTGGAGGACGGCGTTCCTCGCGCCGGCAAATCCGTCCGGGTAGTCCTGTACAGGCTTGAGGTCGATCCAGCGCAGCTTCCGACCGCCATAGGTTTCCGCGATGTACTTCGTGGCGTCCGTGCTGCCGGTGTCCCCGATCAGGATCTCGTCGGCGATGGCGTACGCCGACTGGAGAGACTTCGCCAGGTTCAGTTCTTCGTTCTTCGTGATCAGCCCGATCGTCAGGTTCTTCCACGGACGGGTCGTGGCGATCCGGTGGGCGTAGTCACGCTGGCCGGCAGGTCGGTTCGGCTGCGCCTCGTAGGCGATCAGCCAGTGTCCAACCTCAGCCCCTCGCGGTGCCTGTCCAATCGAGAGGTAGACGATCTTGAGGTCGGCCTTCGCCCCGAACACGTTGACCAGATCGTCGTGGCAGAAGTGGTGGACGTGTCCGCGCTTCAGCGGAACGTGACGCTGCAGGAGATCACTGAACGGGCCGTAGGGACAGGTATAGACGATCTTCCCGCCGTCTTTGACGAACTGTTCGACGGTATCCACCAAGCCAGAGCAGTTCGCAACATGCTCGATGAACTCTCCGATGAAGGCCCCGTCGAACTGACGGCCACAGATCGAGAGTTCTGCCACGCCATCGGCGGGCCACTGTGTCTTCAAGTCCCAGAACGGCGCACAGAGGAACGTGAGCCGGTCCGACAGGCCCAGCGTCTCCGCCGCTTTCCGTGCGGCGTCGATGTTCGCCTGCGCGTAGTCGATCCCGGTGACGTGCATCTCCGGGTAGGCCTGCGCGAGCGCGAGCGCGAAGCAGCCATTCCCGCACGCCACGTCAAGCACGTTCGTGCAACCCTCGAACTGCGCCACGACCGCCTGTAGCCTGCCGTCGTTGATCTTCAGTTCCTGCAGCGGATCCAAGGCGCGGGTCGCGTAGTCTTCGGCGCCCTGTTCGATGCCTTGAATCACCCGGTCGCAGAACGCGACGGTTTCGGTGTCTCCAAGCTTCTCCGCTAGCACCTTCGCGGCCGTGTGATCGTCGTAGTGCAGGAGCCTGTTCAGGACGCCCTGCGCGTTGCTGTTCGCACGCTCTGCGAAGGTCTGTCCGAGCCACTGTTCCCACTCGGCCGCGATGACGTCGTAGGTGTAGGCCTTGACGTGCAGTCTGCCGGCCTGCTGGATCTTCCGGTAGGCGAAGGACTCACGCGCACACCCGTCGAGCAGGTCAATCACCGCCGCGATGGACTGCTTCTGGTACTCCGGCGACATCGCATCGCCTTGAATTAGCACGCCGCTCGGGACCGTCTCCGGCAGCGCACCCTTCCACGAGCCGACAAACGGCGTGCCGTTGGCCTGAGACTCGAGCGCGGCGATGCAGGACGTCTCCGCGAAACTCTCGATGCCGGGGTACCACATCACCGCGGAGCGGGCGATGGCCGTGTAGAGTTCGGCCTTCCCAAGCTCCCCGAGATAGGTGATGCCTCCGACTTCCGCGTTGACCTTCGCCACGGCATCATCGAACGCTTCGCAGACCTTGCCCCAGCCCTGCGCGTCGTACATCGAGTTGTAGCGGCAGAGATGCAGTTCGGCGTCGGGACGTTGGGCCTTGAGCGCCGGCCACATCGCCAGCAACGGTTCCAGCCCACGCTCGGGGCGAGAGATGTGGATGATGCGGTTCGGCCGCTTCAGCGCGTCCAATGGGACGAGCGACGGATCGAAGCCGTTCTTCGTGACCCAGCCAAGGCCAGCAAACTCTTGGATCTGCTCTTCCCACTGGACCTTGTGGTATTCGGAGACGTAGGCCACCTTGTCGAGCGCCCACGCGATCGACATCAGGCGGTTCTTC